ATGCCACTCAACCTCTCCGCCCAAGGCAACACGGCCACGCCAGCCGTGATCAACACCTGGAACGTGGAAATCAACGGCGAGGTCATCGACAAGGACGGCACCGCCAAGGCCATCAAACGGCTCCTGGCCGACTACGACGCAAGGAGGTCATGAGATAGATGCAGCAATGCTTCATGTTCATCGACACAGGCAACGGCACCGGCTGGACACCGGTGAACGATTCCACCAAGGATGTAGCGGCCCTGGACTCTTTCACCATCGATTGGGGAAGTGACGGCATCGACGAACAACCCGAA